CGCCCAGGCCGTGAACAAGGCTGTCGCCGAGAGCGAGTCCCGCGATCTCGCCACGATCCTTAAGGCCGCCCAATCGCAGTGGCAGGCTGCGGCGTGGCGCCTAGAGCGCCGCTTTCCCGAGAAGTACGGACGCAACGACCGGCTCAAGGTCGACGCGAAGATCGAGCACGACGGCGCGTCGCTGCTCACCAAGCTCGCCCGCCTCATAGACGGCGACGCCGAGCCCAAGAAGCTGGGGCGCCCCCCGAAGAGCGAGGAGCCATGAACGAGCGATCCCTGGCCGAACGCTTCGCCGCTCTGCCCGAAGCTCGCCGCAAGAAGATCCTCGCGTCGCTGTCCACGCGCGAGCGCGCGGCGCTGGAGTTCACGTGGGAGTTCTGGGCAAGGCCCAAACAGCTCGAGCCGCAGGGCGACTGGCGGGTGTGGATGCTGTGCGCCGGGCGGGGGTTTGGCAAGGCACTCGCGCTCGACACGCCGATTCCCACCCCCTCGGGGTGGAAGACGATGGGCGAGCTGCAAGTCGGCGACGAGGTCTTCGACGAGCAGGGCCGTGCGTGCCGCGTCACTTTCGCGACGGACGCGATGCACGGTCACGACTGCTTCGACGTCGTCTTCTCCGACGGCACCGTCATCACCGCGGATGCAGAACACCAGTGGCTCACGTGGACCCTATCAGCGAGGCAGGCAGAAGGGCGCGAGCGGCGCCGTCCGTCGTCACGACGCGAGAGATCCACGCAACCCTGCGACGCGACTTTCCAGGCGGGATGCGCGTCGCCAATCACGCCATCGCACTCGCCTGCCCCCTGCAGTGCCCTGATGCCCAGCTGCCCATAGACCCGTACGTGCTGGGTGCGTGGCTCGGCGACGGTAGCGCGCGTGGGGGCACGTTCACCTCCGCGGACCCTGAGCTCGTCGACTTCATTCGCGCTGCTGGCTACCGGGTCAGCAAGCATCGCGCTCAGTACCAGTACGGGATTGGCGTCGACGCCAGCGGCGTGAGGCTGGTCACGCGCTTGCGGGCCCTTGCAGTCCTAAACGACAAGCACATTCCCGAGCCCTACCTGCGCTCGTCGGTCGCTCAACGCGAGGCGTTGCTTGCGGGGCTGATGGATACCGATGGGACGATTGAACGTCGGGCCTCGCGCTGTTCGTTCACCAACATGAACCGAGTGCTCGCGGAGCAGACGCGTGATCTCGTCATGGGACTGGGCATCAAGTGCCAACGGCTTCAACAGGTCCGCGCGCGCTGCCGCGGCAAGGACTGTGGCGTCGCGTACGTCGTGCGGTTTACGCCGCAGCGACCGGTCTTTCGACTCACCCGCAAGCGCCAGCTCTTCCGCGAGGGCAGCGCCAGACGCGGCTTCCGCTACATCGTTGACGTTCGGCCGCGTCCCTCCGTTCCGGTTCGCTGCATCCAAGTCGACTCGCCCAGCCACCTGTTTCTCGCGGGACGTGAGTGCATCCCCACGCACAACACGCGAACCGGCGCGGAGTGGGTCCGCAGCGTCGTCGAGAGCGGGCGCGCCGGGCGCGTCGCACTCGTCGCCGCCACCGCGGCCGACGCCCGCGACGTCGTCGTCGAGGGCGAGAGCGGCTTGGTGGCCATCTGCCCGCCGTGGAACCGGCCCTTGTATGAGCCCTCGAAGCGTAGGCTCACTTGGCGCAACGGCGCCATCGCTTCGCTCTACTCGGCCGACGAACCGGACCGCCTCCGTGGCCCGCAGCACGACGCCGCATGGACCGACGAGCTGGCGGCCTGGCGCTACCCGGAGGCCTGGGACCAGCTCATGTTCGGGCTACGCCTCGGCACCGATCCGCGAGTCGTCGTCACAACCACCCCGCGGCCGACGCCGCTCATCCGGCAGCTCATCGCGCTGGCGACGACCGCGGTCACACGCGGCACGACCTACGAGAACCGCGCGCATCTGGCTGGCGCCTTCTACGAGTCCATCGTCAAGCAGTACGAGGGCACGCGCCTCGGGCAGCAGGAGCTGCTTGCGGAACTGCTCGACGACAACCCCGGCGCGCTCTTCCGGCGCGACGACATCGAGAAGGGCCGAGTGCGCGAGGCGCCCCCGCTCCTTCGCATCGTCGTCGCCGTGGATCCGGCCATCTCGAGCGCGGAGTCCTCCAACGAGACCGGCATCGTCGTCGTGGGCCTCGGCGTGGACGGCCACGCGTACGTGCTCTCCGACCTCTCGGGCCGCTTTACCCCGTACGAGTGGGCGCGCAAAGCAGTGGACGCCCTCCACGCGCACCGCGCCGACCGCATCGTCGCGGAGAAGAACCAAGGCGGCGCGCTGGTCGAGTCGAACCTTCGCACGGTCGATCCGCGCATCCCCTACAAGGGCGTCACGGCCACGCGCGGCAAGACTACACGCGCCGAGCCGGTCGCCGGGCTCTACGAACAGGGGCGGGTGCACCACGTCGGGTGCTTCTCCAAGCTGGAGGACCAGATGTGCGCCTGGGACCCGAGCGCCCAGGTGCTCCGCAGCCGGCGCGAGAGCGTCGTCGTCAGCCAGCTTCGGAGTACGAGCCCCGATCGGATGGACGCGCTCGTGTGGGCGCTGACCGAGCTCATGGTCGAGGCGCAACCGGTCGTTCGCGACTTCGACAACCTTCCGCCTGCGTAGCCGATGAAGTACGGGACCCTGCGCCAGCGAAACCCGGCCTACACCGAGGCGCGCTGGGAGGAGCTTGGGGACCTGTACGTCGGCGGCTACGCCCTGGTCGACAAGGCGGCTCGCTACATGCCGAAGTTCGTAGGCGAGAGCCGCGAGCGCTACCGCGAACGCCTCAGCGCGGCCTCGTACGTCGCGTACATGGGGCAGATCGCCGACTACTTCGTCGCGAACCTGTTCAGCCAGGAGCTGACGCTTACCCAGGCAGCCGATGCGAAGGACCCGGCCACGGCCGGATCCACGCCGGCGGGCGATGGGTTCTGGGAGGAGTTCGCTCACAACGCCGACCTTCGCGGGGCTTCGTTCGTGAAGCTCGTTCGGGAGGTGCTCACCACCGCCCTCATCAAGGGCAAGAGCCTCGTTGTCGTCGACCTGCCCGCCTCGGGCGCGGGCGCTCCGGCCAATCTCGCTGAGGAGGAGGCGTCCGGCGAGGCGCGTGGCTACGCGTTCGAGGCGGCGCCCGAGGAGCTCATCGACTGGGAACCAGACGATCGCGGCGGCTTCGCGTGGGCGATCCTCAACCGGCAGATCATCCGGCGTGAGAGCCCGGCAGGTTCCCGCGACCGCATCGTCGAGGAGTTCAAGGTCTGGACCAAGGAGGGAGAGCTCGCGTCGTGGGAGCTCTTTCGCACGGCGCCGTACAAGCCAGGCGAGCCGCCGAAGGACGAGGACGAGGTGCCGCGCGCGGGCGGCGGGACGACGACGTTTCGGGAGATCCCCGTTCTCGATCTCGCCGTGCCTCCGGGCCTCTGGGTGGGCAACAAGCTGGGCGTGCTCGCTCGGGAGCACTTCACTCGACGAAGCGCGCTCAACGCGGCCGAGAACAAGAGCCTGTTCGCGGTCCCGTACGTCAAGCTCGGGCCCGAGGTGACGGCGCCCGGGTCCGCGATGCCGGCGGAGGTCCAGCAGAACCCCTCGCGGGGTCGCGATCCGCGCGGCGAGTTCAATCGCAAGGGCTACGTCGTGCTCGGCAAGGACGACGCGATCGGGTTCGCGGAGCCCGTGGGCGCGGCCTACGAGCTGGTCGACAAGCAGCTCGAGAAGCTCGTCGACGAGATGTTCCGGGTCGTCCACCAGATGGCATCGAGCGTCTCGGCCACCAAGCAGGCGCTCGGCCGCGCGGCGGCGAGCAAGGCCGAGGACAGGCGGGCCACGGAGATCGTGCTCGCCGCCTACGGCGCGCTCGTTCGCGACTTCGCCAAGCGCATCTACGACTGCCTGTCGGCAGCGCGTGGCGAAAAGGTCGTCTGGACCGTCCATGGCCTCGACAAGTTCGAGCTCGAGGACCGCGACAGCATCCTGAAGGAGGCGCTGTCGCTGGACGCCATCGCCATCCCGAGCGCGACGTTCCGAAAGACCTACAAGACCAAGATCGCCC